GGATTGAAAGATCCCTAGCATCCGGGCCTGTGAATACTGCCTTGCTGAAGTCTCCGCTAACCTTAACGCCTTCAATTTCTTCGCCTATTACCGCTGCTTGCTTGCCACGCAATCGGATGCTAGGAGAGTTCTCAATAATCCAGTCAGCAGCTTTCTTTTCTGCAACACGGTTATAGGAAGCCCTAACATTTAAGTAAAGAGCCTCATCTTCGTTCAAATACCTGTAGCCTTGTGCAATAGCTTCCTGCTGGCTCGTAAAGGTTCGCTTCTTCTCAAAGGGTAGTTTTGTCCCTCGTCGAGGAGAAGGTAGATATCCCCAGTCAATCAAGTCGCCATCAGTATCAAACTTACCGACTACACGCCTTCCGGCGTACTCTCCACCTTCGTCAAACTGTAGTGTTTTTATATCTATACCATTATTTTTTAAGAACTGTAGCTTTGTTTCTTCTATCCGCTGGGCAGAATCTATCCACTCCCTCTGTGCATCATTGAGCTTGTTCTTGTAAGCATCCGGGCGGGTACGCACATCATTGAGGGCAACACCTCTCAGGCGACCCTCAGTGAGAAGTCCTCCATCATCAACTTTTCCAAATACTTGTTCCTGACTCCCAAACCTAGTTAAAGCTGCCATAGACTGTTCTGTCTTTTGCCCTGCCTCAAACAGGAGATTCGCACGGCCAGTAAGCCCTTTTTCTTCCACGGTGTTTCTCACCGCAGAAGGGTTAACCCTTTTCATAACATTACGCACTACGGGCAAATTGGCAATTGTACGACCAATGCTGGGTTGTGTAGCGATCTCTATAGCTTCATCCATGCTTTGTAATTGAGGCAGTGCTTCTGGCACTTCAGGCGATACCGGTATCTCTTTGCGCCCAATATTCGCTATTCTGCGTTCAGCCGCCTCGCCCGTTACACGGGGTTCTGGTGTTATTGCCGGCCCAGCCAGTTCATCAATCTCCATTGCCTGTTCTGGTGTCGGTATGTCATCGGCAACATCAACACGCTCGCCAGCTTCCTGTAGCCCTTCTGCGGCTGGTGCTCCACGGAACTTTTGCCATCCTTTTCGGAAAGGATATGCTATTCCCCTGCCTATCGCTTCTTCAACTTCCCACGGAACTCTTAAAGCCTGCCCTGTGCCTCTCAATCCTGTTTCCGCGCCTTTTACTACGGCAGGCCTCATCGCCGCAGGAGCTACCTTTCCTAAAGTCTGTGCCATAGGAAGAGCTTTTGATATCAGTTTTGTTCCAGCTTTTGCAAATCCGCCAGGGACAAGCAGCTCTGCTCCCAACTCCGATGCTCCCCAGAATCCTGGCCCTGCATCCAATTCGTCCTGATACTCAGTTATTGCAGCATCCCAGTCACCCTGTCTCACCTGATCCCAGAATGCCTTTGCTGCTTGTGGAGTTCTCTCTACATCAGGAAGCCAGTCTTTTACGCCGGGAATAAAGTGTCCCGCTGCAGCGAATGGACTCGTAGCAACAGCAGTTCCCACACCAAGCCCACCTAGCCTTGCTGCGCGTTCAAGATAACGACCCGCAGTAGGCAAAAGGCCGTCCTGCTCTCTTCTACGACGGCTTTTTTCTATTTGTTCTGGTGTAAATGCTGGCATTAGTAATTAAATAAAAACCTGGTTCTCGGACTTGACATCATGCCTGTAGTTCCACGAGCTGTCTGTGGCAGCCTAGAATACCGTGCTGTCCACGGATCTGTTTCGAGAAAGTCCATAAATGATGAGGGTGACTGCCCCTGCCTCATGGCCGTTCCGGCAGTACGGTAGTAATCCTTTAGGACGTCCTGGTATGCGTTATCAAAGTATCTCTGCCGTCCTGGGCTTTGACCTCCGAAGCCTAGCCCTGCAGGAGAGCTGTAATATTGTGCCGGCTCAAACTCCTCAAGTACCCGTCCCCACCACTCCGGGGTCCAGTCCTGAAAGGTATTTGCGCCTACGTGTCCTGGTATATGTGGCATATCCTGCTCCTGTAGTCTTTAGTTAATTACTCTACCCGGATCCGTCTGGCCGAGATACCAGTCTAGGAAACTGCCCCGTGCTGCACCAGTGTTAAGCCGTTGCTGTTGCAGTCTTGCCATTGCATTCCGTACTGCTGAAGCCATCTGTCCTGTGATTGCACCTTGTCCTGTACCTCCTACGTCTGGCCTCTGCAATGCGAGCAGATTAGCGATTGCTAGTTGGTTTTGTGCTGCTGCCCGCTCATTTGCCATTGGGTTAAATTGCTCTGTCATCCACGCAGCCCTATTCCAATTAGCAGTTCCAGGAGTGAATGTTTCCATGTATGCTCCCGGATCCATCATAGTTGCTTCTGCTGCTTGTTGCGCTCGTTCTCTCAGCCCAGTAGCGCCAGGACTTCCTGCATAGTAGCTCATGGGTAAGCCTGTCTGCCTACCTTGATATCCCCTGAGATATTCTCTGAAACTCACTGGGATAGGTTGTAGCCCTCCTTGAGCGCCTGGAGATAGCCTAGTTGCTTGTGACATCTCAGGTGCTGCAAGGAGATATCTTGCCTGAAGTCTTCTCCCAATGTCTCCCAGAGGAGCGCGGGTTTCCCAGAACGGTGCCTGGGTAGACATAAAGGCTGCCCATTCTTCCCCTGGCCTTCTGAATTCTTCAGCGGGATCTATAAATCCTGGTCGTCCTGCTGACCAATCTACGTGTCCTAGTTCATCTGGCATATTTAGCTCCCTTTTTAATCCTTTTGATTAGTAATTAATATAGTCTTCAAATCCAAGTGCTGCCCTGCGTATGAGTTCATCTTCATATCTATTTACGCCACCAACAGCCATCGCTTGATCCTCAATCCTAAGATCATCTAATGTTTCAGGAACAAAGGCTGGTCTTTCTGGAACAAAGGGCTGGGTGCTTGCGCCCCCTACATCCATCAGTTGATCCAGAACCATAAGATCCTCTGGTGTTTCAGGAACAAAGTCTGGAACAAAAGGCTGCGTAGGCATAGTTGAAGTATCGCCACGAGTCGGCACCGGCTTGGTAGGTTCTGCGAAATCCCAGATCTTAGACCCCATGTCTGCGGGATCAGCACCGGTTATTGCCGATATGCCATAGTCTCCGCCTACGTCCATTGGCTGATCTTCTATTCTCAAGTCTTCTAGAGTTTCCGGGCGGAACTGTCTAGTTGCAGTTTCAGCAGGCTGCTCTCCTCTGATTCCCATCATCCTCTGAAAAATCCTACTTTCTGTCCATCCCATTTTTCTTAAATGATCTATCTGTCTTGATGCACTGGCTCTCAGCGCATTGGAGTAGCGCCCTAACCCACCGCCTGATATCTGAAGGCCAATCAAAGCGTCTCTATGAACCCTACCAATATAATCGTCTCCAAAGAGGGCACTTATCCAGTTATAACTGCGAAAGTCAACAGCGTTCCATGTTGAAGTATCCGGGTTATCCTCATACTTCTGTAGTATGTCAGATATTCTCATTATATTTGCCCGCATATTAGGATTAGCCAGAGCCTGTGATGGGTTACTCAGGTAGCCTGAAAGAAACTCTTGATACTCTGCTTCAAGCGACGCCTTAGCCTTTGCCACGTTTGTAGGATCACTTTCCGCATTGGCTTCGACAACTGGCTGTAACAAGTCATCCCACATCTCAGGCCCCTTCAGGGCAAGGAACATAGCTTTAGTTTGATTAAAGATAGTGGGAAGGTCCTTTAATACGTCTGATCTTCCCATTCCGGGCTCTGCATACATTTTCTTATAAAATACTTTTTGGAGATCTTGATCCCATTTCAGGCCTTCATCTGGTATAGCGTCGCCTTTTGCCAAAGAAATATTCAACCCGGTTTCTGTGCCCTGAGTTGTAGTTGTTGGAGTTGCTGTTGTTGTTGGCACTGGAGTTACAGTCGGGTCGCCGGTGACTGTATCCTGCAATCCTGTAGAAACACCGGTGTCTGTAGGAACATCTGACAACGTAGGAGCATCTGACAACATTGCTCTTACTGGCTGTTGGACTATAGGGTTGACACCGGAGCTGTCATCTGCGGGATACATCACAGGTGGATTCAATGAAGGGAAGCGATCACGCATTTCGTCTTCTGTAAGCGGAGGATCAACTGGGTCAAAGGGCCTCCTACCTTGTATGTTTGGAGGATAAACATCTGTAAGTTCTGGGAATGCCATATTTATCTGCGATGTTAGAATTGCAGGATTCGACGTCTGTTCTGCCCCTACTCTCCACCCAGGTGAATTCATCCAGTCAGATATCTCTTCTGCGGTGTATCCCATATTCTGAATATTCTCTATTATTTCTTGTGGCGGAAGGTCAAACAACTGGTTCATTTCCTGACTGCTGTCAGATGTAAATCCATATCCCCCATAAGCTTGAGGGGGCAGTTCGGTTTTTGCCATATCTTCCATAGACATAACAAGGTTGCCAAGACCTGAAGGGCCTCCGACATCCATCGGCTGGTCTTCCATGCCTGTAGGAGCTGGAGCATCTCCAGTCCCTAATGAGCCGCCCATGCCTATTGCCATAGGCTGCACCGATTTGAACATATCGGCCATATTGCTCATAACCCCTTTGACATTATCGACAAGTCCTATGTCATCACCTAGCCCCATAAACCCTTGGAATGCATCGCTTATCTGTTGCCCGGCAGCCTGAAGGATATTTGGCTCTTCCCCAATCTTTCCTTCGATCATAGTGCGATCTCCCACGGCATCCATGATCTGGTTAATCTCATCATCTGCGTCTTTGCTGAATGACTCTGCTTCATCGAAGTAGTCGCCCCATCCGTCATAAAAGTCGTCCGGGTTAGTTTCTTCGCCTGGCGATGCAGCCAGTGCCGTGATAGCGGGATACTCTTGTACAACTGACGCTACGATATCCGGAGACAGTGCTGGCCCATATGGTGTCATCAGCACATCCGGCTTATCTACCTGGTAGATGGCCTTCTCTAGCAGGAACTCATCATCAGGCTGATCTGCAAGGTCTGCAAAAAAATCTTCTTCTCCCAGTCCGCCCAGATCATTATTGACAGCTTCATCGTAGAAGTTTGTAGCGGCCTCATCAAAGTCGTTGTCATTCTGGTACATATCGTAGTAGACGGGAGCGGGTGCTCCCTTCCACCAGTTGCCTGCTATGTTCAGTATGTTATTAAAATTAAACGCCATTTAGAGTCCTCCCTGTGCGCCTGGCCTTGGTGTGCCTGGCGGTACTGCCGGCCCCTGTGGTGGTGTCGGCATTGGCGGTGGAACACCCATCATAGCTTCAGGCATCACTGCCGGGTTCATAGTCGGGGGGCCTCCGGGTGGAGGTCCCATAGGCGGAGGGCCCATAGGCGGAGGTCCTAGAGGGCCGGGCATACCTAGCGGAGGTGGAGGTGGTCCTGCGGTCAGGGCCTCGGCTTCCTGCCGTTTCTTCATCAGGATCATCATCAGCTCACTGGTATAGAACTCAACGAGATCGTCTCTTCCCTGCCGTTCTGCGGCAAGGAGTAGGCTCCAGAGTGCTGCTTCAGGCAGCATCTGCTCTGCGAGCTGTTCCTTGATGGAGTCATCCATCTGATCTGCATCCTGTATTGCAAGGATGCGGTCACGTATTGCCCTGTCAGACAGTAGCGGTGTCGGGCCTTCTCTTGCGATCTGTGCCATTGAGAACCGTGTCATGTCGTCCTGCGGCAGTTGTCCGATCAGGTTAACGACAGGAGATCCTGTGTTTTTCAGCATATCCGGGCTTATCTCTTCAGTGAAGTATGTCCGGTTCCTGTCCATGCCTGATACTTCCATTGACTTAAAGGAGCCCTCGGCGTACTGGTCTGCTATCAGGTTGAATATCATCTGGTACGCCTTCTCCGCTGCACGGAGATACTTGTTGATGACGTTCTCCACGCCCTGTCGGAGTGTATTGATTGCAAAACCTGATAGCTGGAACGGCAGTTCTCCGTAGACGGAGTGCGGCACAGAGCCGCGCTGCATCTCTCCTGATACAAGGCTCATAAATGCCCCTGTCTCTTTTGCCATCTCCAGGAGTCCGAGTGGTTCGACGTTCTCATTCTGGGCGAGTGAGATCTCGGAACCCTCTAAGTAGGGGTCTTCATCGAGTGTCTTCATCCCGTCACGGGACCGGACAATGAGTCCCTGCCGCCGTGACCGTGCGGTCAGTTCCAGCATGGTGCTCATCATCAGGTTATGTTTCGGATATAGGTCCCGTGTTGAGCGGAACACCGGTTCGCCTACATCGGCGATAGTGTCCTGCATCGTGGACTGTGAAAGTGACACGATATAAGGGTTAGCCCCGACGGGGCCTAAGAAAGCCGGCACCTGGTCGGCACCGTGTTTCGTCTGTTTCTTTATAACTCGTGTCAGCGGGGTTGTTGAGGAGCCGTTGTGGATGAGAATAGTGTTCATCTCTTTGTCATAGAAGTCGTAGACGTCTATCCCATCCACATAATTCGGCGTTTCCCAGTCAACCTTGACATTGTACTGTGAGAATATCTGGTCTTTAGTCTTAGGAACCCTGTAGCATATCCATTCGAGTCCTTCGGGCCCCATGCCCCAGTATGTATGGAGCGGATCCCACGGGGTGATATCTACGTAGGTAGTGCCGTCATCGCGCTTGGCGAGGAGAGCCCTGCCTGCGTACCATCCCCGTATCGTGGAGTACCATCCTATCTGGTCGCGAATGGTAGGGAGCATGAGGCGGCAGAGCCGTTCATCGGCTGCTGCCAGAACACCTATGAGAAACCGTTCCTTGAGATCGTTCTTTTCCCTGAGTTCCGCATCTGCCCCGTCATGGGGGATGCGGACAGTCATCTCTGCGCCTGATATCCATCCTATGACCTTTTCCGCATATGTCTGCGGGTCATTGGAGGTATAGGACTGGTAGCCTTCCCCTGCGTCATACGGCTCAAGCCGGTACAGGGCGTGGTCGTCCTGCATCCTCTGCCTGAGTGGTTCGGTGGCATCGTAATGCCCTTCCACCAACGCAACGATATCTTCAGGTTTTCTTCGTGCCATCTATGCCCACCTTTTCACGCGGATACGTTCCCGTCCTTCGACGTAGCCGTACCCGAATCTGTCTATGAGGCCGTAGACCACAGCTTTAACGCCGTGATTATACTTGTCTTCAGGGATTTCGCCAACTATGTTGCCTTCCCTGTCTGTTTTCCACCTGTACGCCTTGGTCTGCCCGTCGAATGGATTGGGTGCCGAGCCGAACTCGGACAGTATCCCTCTGCATTTGGGGCTGAAGACGATACGCGGTGCGTGAGTCTTGGGGTCTATCTTGAGCCACCCCTTGAGCCTTTCCGTCCCCTCGTTGATCTTGATTTTCTGCGACGAGAGGTAGAGCCCGGTTTTTCCGAGCCATACTTCTGCGGGTGCTGCCATTGCCTGGTGCTGGTATCCTGCGATGTCGATGACTCCGAACTTTGCGTCTGGCCACCATTCCCTTGACTGGGCAATGTCGATGATGTCGTCTGTGACGAGTCCCTGTTCGTAGATCTCGTCGATAACTCTGATCTGTTCTCCGATGACCTGGATGACTTCCACGGCATAAGCTCCTGCATAGCCCGGATCCATCCAGATATGTACCGGCTCACCTGGTTCATATTCAACCTCACTTATATGTGCATCGGGCCTGAACTCCGGGAACACGAGCCCCTTGGGGGGCGAGGGCTTGCCCTCAATGCGTTCCATGAAGAAGTCGTCACTCGATGCTTCTTTTAATCGTAGTATTTCCGGGTCGTCTGACCCGCCGGGATACAGGTGTATATTCGTATAACTTGGCAGAGAGTATGCCCTTGCATCCTTCTCCGCGCCTGATGCCCATGCTGTGAACATCTGGGGATACCAACCAAGGCTCCCCTCGAATGTCCCTGCAAGGAACATCCATCCCCGCTTGGGAGCGCATCTGCCC